ACGCGGTCGCCGAGGGCCTGTTCACGATCAAGGAGCACGACGGCCGGCTGATCGTGTGGCTGGATGACGTGGTGATCCCCGATCGCGGATGGTTCGGGTTCACCAAGCAAGGCGAGTTGCGCTACATCGGCGCGAACTCGGGCCTATCGGGCGAGGCGCTGCCGCCAAACAAGTTCCTGACCATCCGCACGGGCGGCACGCATGACTTTGCGTTCTACGGCATGGGGCTGGCGCATTGGTGCTATTGGCCCATTTTCTTCAAGCGCTCGGCGCTGAAATTCTGGGCGCTGTACCTCGAAAAGCTTGGCCAGCCGACCGTCGCGATCGGCTTTCCCGCCGCAGACAAAGACGACAAGAAGAAGCTCGCCAGCCTGTTGACCACCGCCCAGGCGATCGGCAAGGACTCGGCCGTTCTCGTTCCCGAGGCGTACCTTGCCGAGGAAAAGGTCAAGATTTTCGAGAGCCAGCGCAGCGGGAACAACGTCTCCGGCTACAAAGATTTCGTCGCCGAGAATAACGAGGCCATCATGCGCGTGGTTCTCGGTCAGCCGGGCACGTCCAAGGGCGTGAGCAGCGGGCTCAACAGCAATCAGGCCAGCGAACACGCGGGGGTCAAGGAGGAAATCGTCAAGGCCGACTCTGACCTGATCACGGACGCGTTTGGCTCAACCTTCGGTGCGTGGATCACGCGATGGAACCACGGCGAGGACGTAAAGCCCCCGATCGTCCGCCGCATCCTCAAGGCTGGCGAGGATCTCAACGCGGTCGCCGAGCGCGACAGCAAGCTCGACGCCATCGGCATCCGTCGCAGCGAGGACAGCGTCAAGGCGACCTATGGCGACGGGTACGAGGTTGATCGCGTGTCGGCATCCGAACAGGCCGCGCAGGACAACGCGCTCGCGCTGGCCAAGGCTGCGGCGACGCCGGCAGCGGGTGGCGGGAACGTCGCCGACATCGCGGCGCAGCGTCAAAAGCGGATTGCCGAGTTTGCGGCCCAGGGCGGCAGTTCTGTTTCGCCGCTGTACGTGTATCGTCCGGTCGCGCCGAAGACCGCGGACAAACTGGTCGCGTTCGCCAAGTCGATCGGCATAACCTCACCGCTCGCCGCGTCTGACATGCACGTTACCGAGCTATACTCAAAAACGGCCGTGGATTGGTTCGCGATGGCCGGCGAGGGATGGGACAGCGACACGTTGCAAGTCCAGGCGGGCGGGCCGCGGTTCGTGGAGCGGTTCGGCGACGCGATCGTCCTGCGGTTCGATTCGCCGACCCTGCGCTATCGTCATGCTTCCATGCGCGAGCGCGGCGCGTCATCCGATCACGATACCTACAATCCGCACGTGACGCTTGGCTACGGCTACCCGGATCTTGACCTTTCCAAGGTCGAGCCGTTCGGCGAGGAACTCACCTTCGGCCCCGAGATATTCGAGGCGATCAAGCCCGAGGGGTTCGATCCCGCAACGCTCGATTTCACCGCCGAGGACGAGGCCGCGATCGAGCGCCTCATTGCGGCGTCGGTCAGCAAGGCGTCTCCGCTGTTCGAGGCTATCGGCAACGCCATGCGCGATTCGCTGCAGGGCGTGACAACCGTTGAGGGCGCGCGCGTTGCCATCCTCTCCGCGGTCGAGCAATTCGACCCCACTGACCTCGCGAAGGCTTTGGCCCTCCCGTTGCTTGCCGAGCGCGCCGCGGCATCTGTCGGCGCTGATGACGAGGTGGACGCATGAACTCGAAACCGCACACCGGCCGCGCGACATTCTGGCGCGCGCTCGTTCTGACCTACGGCGCTACTGCGATCGTGGTGGTCGTCATAATGACCGGCGCGGCCGACGCGCTGTTGCGCGCCCTCGGATGACCGCGCGGGTCCAGGGCGGCGCGCGCGGCATCCTCGCCGCGATCGCCTCGGGCCGTCTTGACGAACTGGACGCGCGCTTGCCCGAAGATCGCGACCTCCCACCGATGTCGGGCAGCGACCGCCGCGCCGTGATCCGCCGCGATCGCCTGCGAATGAGAAAGCTGGCGCACCGATCCCCGGTCTGATATCAAATCCCCGGTCGGGTTTTCCCTCTCCTGGGCTCGGCTCGTTGATACTACCCTTGGCCCGCTTGCTGCAACAGGCGGGCCATTTCTTTGCCCCCCGTGTTCGCGTATTAGGGCGCATGGACAAAGAGAACCTCCGCATCATCACCGCCGAGCCGGTCGGTCAGAACGTCGTTGAGCGGCTTGAGGAAGTGCTCGAACGGGCGCGCAAGGGCGAGGTGTCGTCGGTCGCGATTGCCTACGTTGACCGCGACGGCATTTGCACGACGGGTTGGTCTAAACCGCCGTCTATGGGGCTGCTCGTCGGCGCAACCTCGGCACTGCTCGACAAGCTGCATCGGTCATGGAGCGGATCGTGAGATTTGACGCCACCCCGCCAATCCGCCGCAAGCTGCAACCGCTGCAGATCAGTGCGCCCGATATCCTCGATTGGCTGCTCGCCAAAGATCCTACCGCGATCGGGTCTTATCTCGACATGGGCCCCGAGGAATATGCGCGCGCGTTCACCGCGGCGCAGACGGCCGGCACGGACATCGCCGATGACCTCTATTTCGCGATGGTGGACACGGTTGCTCAGGGCGGCACCGCGGCCGACTTTGCCGGGCTGGTCGTGCCGACGCTCAAGCGCAAAGGGTGGCTCGGCGGCGATCAAGGGGCGATCGCCAGCCGCGTGCAACTGATCTACGCCACGAACCTGCAGCAAGCGCGCCGCGCCGGCCGTTGGGAGAGCTACCAGAAATCAAAGGCGCTTCTGCCCTATCTGCGCGCGTTCACGGTCGGCGACGAGCGCGTCCGCCGCCCCCCAAAGTCGGCGCACGATCACACCGCTTGGGATGGCATCATCCTGCCAATCGATCATTGGTTTTGGGGGATCTACGGAACGGGCGGGTTCGATTTCCGCTGTCGCTGCGATACCGTCCAGATGAGCCGCTCGGAACTTGCGCGCTACCGCGGCGGCGTCACCTCCGACGACGACCTCGAGCACCGGATCAAGCGGATCGGCCCGCCGCGCTTCCTCGGTCCAGGCGCGTCGTTGCAGGAAAATCTTGCCGCGATGGTCGAGCCCTCGAACACCGCACCCGATCGAATGCCCGGCCTCCCTCCCGTCGATTCGCGCCGCACCGAAATGGATGGGCGCAATTTCTGGGGCACGGTGATAGCGGCACAATCTCAGGAGGACCTCGGACGCCGCCTTGCGGCCAACGGGTTCCGATAGAACGACGACCACCACGAAAGGGACTGCAATGCTCAAACGACTTATGATCGGGCTCGCGCTTCTATGCGCAGCCACGGGGCCCGCGCTCGCGCAGGACAAGGCGACACTCGACACGCGCGAATTGCTCGCGGCCTCCACTCAACCGGACGCGGCGATCGCCACCGACTATCGGTCGGGCGCATACGACGATCAGCCAACCTTTGTTCGCGTGCTCAAGGCTTACAAGCGCGTCACGGCCCCGCCGATCCCGGTTCGTAAGCCGGTCGGAATGAACCTGTCGGGCTTGTCGTGGTATTCGTCGCGCCAGACGTTCGCGAACCTATTGCAGGGCGGGCAATGGAATATCGATTGGAAGGTCATCCCGTCCGACCAACTCGACGCGCTCGGCTATCCGAAGACGTGGCCAGCAACCGGCGAGGTAAAGCGCCTGCTCGGCGCGCCAACGGGCGGTTGGGTACGGCAAACAAGCGTGGCCTGTACCTGGGCGGGCTCGGGCGGCGTGAACTATTCGGGTGGCCTCAACGTCGTGAAGGGCGACCATAAGATCGCGTTCGACATGCCGTCATGGAACGGCGCGGTCAAAAATACGTGGTTCGGGATTTACGGCGTCAACAACGCCGATCCGTTCCGGGATTTTGAGTGCCACGACGCCAACCCGGCGAACGCAACGGGTAATGAGTTCTCCAAGGAGATCATCGCCAGCGCCAGCAAATATCCAGTGCTGCGGTTCATGGATTGGTCGGCGACCAACTCGAGCCCAGCGATCACCGAAGCCAACCGGCCAAACCCGCGCACGCTCGACAATCCAGGCATGGCGCTTGAGAATCAGATCCGCCTTGCAACGCTGGCCAATGCGGATTCGTGGATCAACCTGTCATGGAAGGCCGACGCGTCGTATATTCGTTGGGCCGCAAAGCAGGCGCATGACACGATCGCGCCTGGGCACAAGGCATACGTCGAGTTGAGCAACGAGGTCTGGAACTATCAATTTTGGCAGGCGCAGGATAACCTTGCCGAAGCCGTCGCGCTCAATATCGACCCGAGCAACAAATATTATGGCGCGGCCAAAAACTATTCCCGCCGCGCGATCGAGGTTTTTAAGGTCTGGGAAGAGGTCTTCGCCGACCGGCCGGGCGATCTCGTTCGGGTGCTCGGCACACAGTCGGCAAACTCGGAAATCACCCGGCAGGAAATGAACTATCCGGGGATTGCCGACCATATCGACGCGATCGCGGGGGCCCCGTATTTCAACCACGATTACAGCGTCCAGTGGACGCCGGAACTCCTGCGCGCCGGGATCGACAAGACCGTCGCACAGCAAAAGGCAACGTGCGATATCGTGCGCGTCAAAAAGCCGAAAGCGCTTTGCTACACGTACGAAGCCGGACAACACGAATTGGTAACGGGCGCAATGACCTATGACCAACTTGTCAGCCTCCAGCGAAGCCCGCTTATGGGCGAACTGTACGGCGAATATCTGACCAAGCTCGCCGCAGTCACGGATCTGACCATGCTGTTCAACGACGTGGACCCGATCACGAAATACGGCGCTTGGGGCCATGCCGAATACGGCGGCCAGACCGACGCGCCGAAGCAAATGGCGGTTGACCGCTACATGGCGCAGTAAGCGCCCGGCGACGCGACGCGCCGCGGTTAAGGTGGGCATTTCTCACCTTAACCGCGGCCGTTGCGCATTTCCTTTTCAGTCAGCACCCGACCAGCCCCAGGCGGCGGCGGGAAGCGCGGGACATAGCGGGTCATCCCGCCCGGCGCGCGACACGACCAGCAATTCAGAACGTCGGGCGCGGAGTTGAGAATTTCCTCACGCGCGCCGCATGGGCAGGCGAGGCACACCGTATGTCCCTTCGGATTGGAAGGGACCTCAACCGCCGTGATTGGCGCGGGCGCATATAGCTTCTGTATATTATCAGGCGCGATTGCAGATTTGCGCTTGCGCGGGGGCGGCGCGGCCGAGGGCAGTGCGTCGCCGAATAGATCAGCCACGGCCCCCGCACCAGCCTCCACACTCACTGTCGGCGGCATCGTCTTCCACGTCGCTCATAGGCAGAACTGGATTGTTTTCGACATGATCCCGCAAGTCCGCAACGCTCATATAGCCGAATGAAAAACGACGCTCAGCCTCATGGCGGGCCCACCAGTCTAACCCCTCGGGGTTGACCCGAGCGCGAGCAATGCGGCTTTTCTCGCTGACAAACGGGCAATGATCACAATTCCCGGTTCCTCTAGGCAGCATCAAATCAAAAGGCTGTTGCGTCCAGTATTTCAAAACGTCCTGCTTACGCACACCAGCAGATGCCAACGGAAAACCGAACCTCCGCCCTTCATTTAATGCCTTTCTAGGCATTTCATAAACGCGATCATATTCGTCGGCTCTGAAACCAATTGTTTCCTGATAATCCCCTGACGAAAATCCTAGCGTTTCCATAAAATCATGCATGACGCCGACTTTACAATGTTGCGTGCACCACCTCCCGCGAAGGGTAGAGAACAACGATTGTTTGCGTTCTATGAGCCTAGACAATGGCTCTCCATTTCGGCTTGCGCTGTTGTATCCGACTTCCTCAAATCGGCCTGCCGCGCCGACACGACGTAAGTCGGTGACAAACTCGAGCCAACGAACTCGAACGCCCCAACGGGTCGCGCATTCGTGAACGAAGCGGAGCGTTTCCTCGCGCTCCTTACCCGTGTTCGCAAAACAGACGTGTACGTCGTCGGGCAGCGTGCCCCCGTGCGCGTCAAGGGTCTGTTTGAGCATATACGCCGACGTTCGCCCTCCCGAAAACGAGATGAGCGCAGGGCCTTCGATGAAATAGGGATTGCCTGCCACGATCAGCCCTCGCTCTCAGGCCATATGGTTTCAGCCCAGGCGATCGCCCAGACCGCCGCGCCGAGCAGCGCGACGACGGCCACAGCGCCAATCCAGATCATTGGTATTCGGTCGCGAGCAGGATCAGGATGGCGACGCCAGCAGCCGCGAGGGCCAAGAGGCTCAAGACCATCTGGCCGAAGCGACCAAGCACAAAACGGCGATCGATCCAGAAAACGACAGCGATCGCGACGGCGCAGAGAATGAAGGCAAGAAGCATGGGGGCGGTTCCTTGTGTCGTTTAGCGCAGGAGATTGCGCAGGAGGCGGCAGGCGTCGTTGCTGATCACCTCGGCAAGCCGCTTGATCGCCTCGCGTTCCTCGGCGGTCTGCGCAACGCTTTGCGTCTGGCGGATCGCCTCGCGGATCTGATCCTCGGGCGTGCGGATCATCGGAACACCAGCCCGAGCGCGACGCACGCGCCGAACGCGGCGAGGGGGATGGCCAGCCCGAGGGAGAACGCTACGGCGACCACCTTGACCGGAGCGGCGAGGATCACGCCGAGCGGCGTTCTGCGCTCGGTCGTGACGGGCGGGCGGTTTCGATAATCCCGGTTCACAACGCGCGCTGCCGAAAATAGAGCGAGCACGCCAGCTTGAGGCCATCCGCGTTCGGGCCCTTGTAGGCGATGATCGCATCCGCCGCGGTCTGGTCGTCGCGGGTCAGCGTGTAGCGGTACGCGATCCGGCAAACGTTCGTCCCACTCATTTCGACGAACACGCGGTCGCGCTCGGTCTGGGCAGTGCTGACGAGCGTCGCATAATTGGCGATCGCGGCGTCAAGGTCGGGCATCGGGGCGGCTGCGCTGGCGAGCGCGAGGGCGGCGAGGATCATCGTTTAGCCTTTCTCGGGTTGAGGTCGATTTCGTGGGGTGCGCCCTTGGCGTCGGCGCGGGCGGCTTCCTGGGCGGCGGCGATCGACGGATGCGGCATGTTGCCCCACTGCCCCGCGCGCGACAGGTTGATCCGGTCGATCGCCGGGAATGTCTGGATCGTGTAGCGGATCACTTGCCGACCTGCTCGAGCAATGCGGCGGTCTGGCACATGCCTGCGGCGATCGCGTGCTCGCGGCGGGCCTCGTCAACCATGCCCGCGCCGCGCAGGGCGTGCGCCCGGTTGCAGTGCTTGGCGGCGGCTTGGCGAAGTTGAAAGCTCGACATGGGGAACCTCGTTGCGTTTGTGGTGCAATCCGTATCGCACCAGGGAATTAAAGAAGCGTTACCAAGGCGTACCCGGATAGACCCGATCCTTGTAATATTCGCGACCGTAGCGCTGTTGCCAGTACGCGGCGCGGATCAGCGCTTTCTTGCGTTCGTAATACGCGGCGGCACGCTCGACCGGACCCCAATCGTTATTGAGCGCCCTCTCCGGCCGCGTGAACATGTGGCAAATCTTGGCGGCTGCGGTACGGCAAAGCCGATCCTCGATCTTGAGCATGTCAACGCTGTTGAGGTTACGAACTGCGCGCTTCTGTTGGACGAGGGCCATTGTGTTTGCTCCTGTATGAGCGCCTCCGCGCCCTGCGATTCGTGCAATATCACATAGCGCGGGCATTGCAAGCGAATTGCGCAAGGGGTGGCCCCGCGTTCAGGCTTACGCGCGCGATAGGGCGTCGGTAAATTCTGCGCATGGAACATGATGTCGAAATCGAAGTTTTCCGCGCCGACACTCGGGCGAGCCGTGGGATCACCGCCGAGCATATCGCCGAGGTTGCGGCGTTCGATTGCGACGCGCACCCGATCCCCAACGTTCTCGGGCACCCGGCCGGCGACAAGCCCGCCCACGGCCAAGTGAAGAAATTCCGCGCCGAGGGCTCCACCCTGTTCGCCACCGTGCCCGCCACGGCCGTCAAAATCTGGGAAGGCATCAAAAAGGGCGAGATCCTCAATCGATCGATGGCGTTTTTCGACCCCAGCCACGAAGCGAACCCGACGCCGGGCAAGTGGGCCCCGCGTCACCTCGGTTGGCTTGGCGCTTCTGCCCCAGGCATCCCCGGCATGACGCCGCTTTCCCAAGTCGCGAAGGGCCTGGCCTTTTCCGCAGACGGTGAAACGGTGGACGTGCTAGGACCGCCTGCCGATGCGGTGGTTTACGCCCCGCCCGCAACAACCGTTTTCACCGTCCACGACGACCCCAAGGAGCCTACCCCAATGGAACGCACCCCCGAGCAGATCGCAGCCGACGAACAGCGCGCCCGCGAGTTCACCGCACGCGAGGACGCGATCGCCGCGCGCGAGGAAGCCGCAGCCAAGCGCATCCGCAGCCAGTTCGAGGCGAGCAACAGCGCCGCGATCGACGGGCTCGTTCGCGAGGGCAAGATCCTGCCCGCCGAGGTCGCCGACCTCAAGACCGCGTTCAACGCGCTCGACCCGGAAGCCGAGGAACTGACCTTCGGCGCTGGCGACAAGGCCGTCACCTCGACCGCGGCGTCGCGCATCCTCACGTTCATGGCGTCGGCCCTGTCCAAGCGCGTACCGCTCGGCGAGCGCGATTCCCCAGCCGGCGAGCCGGGCGAGCGCGAGTTCGCCAGCCCCGCCGAGTTCCGCGCCGCTGCGCACGCGATGGCCAAGGATGAGGGCATCACGTTCGAGGCCGCAACCGAGAAACTGGCGGGCTGATCCGCAACGGGGTTCCCTGACGGGGGCCCCTCCACTTTCAAGCTAAGGGAGCCCCTGTCATGGGTCGCACTACCAACGGACTGATCAAGAGCCGCAACGCCGTCGCTGCCATCGCAGGAATGCGGCTGATCACCGAGGGCGCAGTCGATGGCGCTTGCGCGCTGGCGGTTGACGCAACGAAGAACATCATCGGCGTTTCGTCCGAACTGGACACGATCGCAGGCGAACGCGTCAGCGTGATCATGGTCGGCAACATTTGCCCGGTCGTCTATGGCGGAACCGTCACTCGCGGCGACGCGCTCACCGCCGACGCTCAGGGCCGCGCGATCACCACCACCACGACCGGCGCGCGCATCGGCGGCACGGCTGAAATCTCGGGCGTGCTCGGCGATATCGGCTCGATCGTCGTCAATCCCGGCATCCTCTAAACCCCGCACCCCTCAACTTTATAAGGACCTGACACGATGGCCCGCGCCAATTTCCCACTGATCTCCGTGCCGCTCTCGGGCGTCGTGATCGACTATGCCGGCATCAACCGCGACACGCGCGGCTACATCGCCGACCGCGTTGCACCCGTCAAAAAGGTGACTTCGCAGCTTTTCCGTTGGTATTCGTCGCGCATCAACGAGGCATTCACCCTCTATGATACGCAGATCGACCGCCTCGGGCAGGCAAACGAAATGCTGCACAACTGGGACCTGCAGACGGACGTGACCAAGGATTACGCGATCCGCGAGCCGGTCGCGTATGCCGACGAAAAGGAAGCGAACGCCCAGGGCATTCCGTTCTCGTTGCGCGCTGCGGCCGCAAAGAACGTGGTCGATCAGATCCAGCTCAACCGCGAACTGCGCGTCGCCACCCTGACCAACTCGGCGTCGTCGTACCTCGCGGCCTATGTCGTGGACAAGACGGCCGCCAAGTGGTCGGATTTCGCGAACAGCGACCCGGTTGCCGACGTTCGCGACGCGCAGTCGAAGATGCTCGTTCGTCCAAACGTGGGCGTTTGCTCGCGCCGGGTGGCGGACATTCTCGAGCGGCATCCGAAGATCGCCGCGGCGCTCGGCGGTTCGCTGCAGAGCGGTCAGTATAACGACATGGCGCGCGTCGCTCGGCTGTTCAATCTGCGCGAGATCATCGTCGGTGACACGCTTTACCAGACCAGCAAGCCGGGGCAGACGCTCGCAACCGGCAACATCTGGGCCGACAATTTCGCCATGCACTTCCAGGGCGCGACCACGGCGGACACGACCGTTTCGGCGAACAACAACAACAGCCGGTCGCCCGACTTCCTGACCACGTTCCAGTGGGGCGATTGGGTATCGTCGGAAAAGGAGTTCCTGCCCGGCGACATGGGCCTCCTGGGCGGGATCAAGGTCCTCGCCGGGCAGAGCGTCCTCGAGCGGCAGGTCGCACCCTATGCGGGCTTCCTGTTCCAGAACGTCACCAACCCCGCCGCGTAACGCGGGTTCTACCGGAGCGGGGGCTATGTCCCCGCCGAGGATAGGACCAAGGAGCAAGACGACATGAAACGGCCCCCGCTTTTCTCGCAGTTCGACGGCGAAGACATCAACGGCACGCGCTACGGCCTCGGCGACGAGATCGACGCGGACACTCCCGGCGCGATCCTGACGATCCTTGAGGATCAGGGCCGCATTGCCAGCTACAAGCCGACCATGCTGGCCGTGCCGCTTGCCGGCACCGAAAAGGCCGTCAAGGATATGTCGCGCGCCGAACTGGAAAGCGCAGCGCTTCACGCAATGGCCGCACGGATCAAGGATGCCGACGACGACAAGTTGCGTTCCACCATTCACGACGCGCGCGGCACCGTCGAAGACGAAGACGACGACGACGACGACGGCGACGAGCGCACGCCTTATGACGACCTCAAGGATAAGCCGCTCGGCACCATGAAGACCGAGGATCTGACGATCGTCGCCGAGAACGAGGGCGTTTCGCTCGCCGACGCGAAGACCAACCAGGATCGCGCCAAGGCGATCGAGGACGCGCGCAAGGCCAAAACCGCTTAACTTCGGCGGCAATCGAAGCGATTAGAGGGGGTCGGCCGTTATATGGTCGGCCCCCTCTTTTTGCTTCTAGGACAATGCCATGAACCGCACGCTTACCATCGCCGCCGCCGCGCTCGCTTGCATGGCGATGCCTGTCGCGGCGCAGACCGTCACGATACAAGCCCCCACGACCGTTGACCCGCTCGGGCGTCCGGTCGGCATCGGTAAGACGTTCATTTACCGCGCCGATGGTTCGATCGTTGACCCGTCAAGCGTGACCGCTGCCGCATCGATCGCAACGGGACAGATCAGCACCGGCACCACCGCCACGCTGATCGTTGCCACGCGCGCGGCGCGAAAGCGCGTGATCCTCACGGTCGGCGCGGCCAATAGCTGCGCGTTCGGCCCGGCTGGCGTCACCCTGACCACGGGGTTCCCATTGCAGCCCGCCGCGGGCGCGACCCTGACGGTCGATAGCGCCGCCGCCCTCTATGCCGTATGTTCGGCGACGACCACGATTAGCTACATGGAGCACTTTTGACATGCGCCAAGCCCTCGCCGTCCTCGCGCTGCTCACCGCAGCCCCCGCCGCCGCCCAGGTCAGCTACCCCGTGGGCCCGCCGCCCGATATGTCGATCTATGCCAAGGCGAGCGACATTCCCCAGCCTGCCACATCGCTCCCGCCTATGGAGGTGGTCGCGGGCGCGGTCGGGTCGCCGGGCACGTATCGGCCCGCCAATGCGATCGCGCCTCGCATCACGCGCGCCACAACGGTGACGTTGATCTCGGGCGGGACATTCTCGGGCACGTGGTCAACCCCCCTGCCCGCCCCGCCGATCCTCGTTCTCACGCCAATTGCAACGGGATCGGCCGCGGTAACGTGCGAACTGACATCGGCCCCGACCGTCTCGAACTTTGCGGGTCGTTGCTGGTCGTCGCAAAACACCTCGATCACGACCGCCGCGCTCACGCTCGGGCTGACCGTGCTGCCCAACATCGCCAGCCCGGCCGGGACTCAGGTGCAGGTGCTCGCGGTCCCGCCGACGCAATAGCCCCGCCGCCCCCACCGTGATAGGAAGCCCCTATGGCCTATCTGACAACCGACGAATACGTCACCCGCTTTGGGGCTCGGGAAACCGGGCTCCTGACCAATACCGACGCGGCGCAGGGGGCGGGGCAGGCGTCCTATGACGCCGCCAAGGTCGAGACGGCGCTACAGGATGCGACAGACGAGATCGAGGGCTATGTCTCGCGCCGCTATGCCGTCCCCCTCGAATCGCCGCCCACGATCGTCAAGGGATGGGTCGCGGCGATCGCGCGCCTCAAGCTCGCCGAGGCAACGGGACGCGTGGCCGACGCGATCCAGGCGGCAGCGGATCGCGTTACCCGCCAGCTTGAGCAACTCGCCGCGTCCAAGCTCGACTTGCCGATCGAGCCGGGACAGCCCGCCTTGCCCGAGAACGACGCGGGCTCGCCGATGACCTCGAACGATCGCGATTGCCCGACGTTCACCCGCTGCGCGATGGACGATTTCACCTCGCCGTTCACAATGGGCGGATGCGATAGCGTGCCGAACTGGCGGCGTGGCTGATGGCCCGCGGCGGGTTTTCCACGACGATCGAATATGAAGGCGGCGGGCTAAATGAAGCCCTGGCCGGGCTGCGCAACTTTCGCCGCCTGGGGAACGATCTCACGCCGTTCATGGAAGACGCCGCGGCGATCCTGCTCTCGTCAACCTTGCTGCGGTTCAACTCGGGCCGCGGCCCCAACGATATCCCGTGGGCACCGACCAAGCGCCAGAATACCAGCGCGGTCGGCAAGCGCGGCCCGAACAAAGCCGGCATTCTGGTCGATACGGGCGATCTGCGCGCCTCGATCCGCGCCGAGACGACGAACAATAGCGTTGAGGTCGGTTCGGACGGCCTGACCGATCCGGTCAAGGCGATCGCAAACCAATTCGGCTCGCATCGGCAGGCCGTCGTGCTGCGGCACAAGCGCACGATCACGATGGCTTTTGGCGCGCCTCTCGCCGAGCCTGTTACCGTGGAGGTCCGCCCGCATGGTCGGATCACGAACCTCCCGGCACGCCCCTTTATCGGGATCGACGCGCGCGACGAGACGAATATCAAAGAGGCTTGGCAGGCCCGCATCATTCGCACCTTTGAGAGCGCCTAGCGGAGCGGGGCCACGCGCGCTATGAGGGCGTGGACAACAGCGGAGCCCGCCCCATGTGCATCAAGTTTCTGACCCCCACTCGACACGGCGCGGTAACGTTCCCGCCGAACACCCCCTTAGCGTTCGAGAACCCGCTCGCCGAGCCGTATTTTAAGGGCGCAGGCTTTGCCGAGGACTGCTCGGACGAACCCGTCATGACCTACGCGGACGCCGAGGTCGTGATCGATCCGGCCACCGTGTTCGGCACGGGCCCGAATGTCGGCCAACTGGTCGTTGCTGACCTTGTGCAGGAGGGTTGATCAATGGCCAAATACATGAACCCGAACGTCATCGATCTGGCGCTCAACGACATCAAGACCAACGCCAACAAGCTTGTGGTCTGCGCGCAACAGCCGACGACGTTTGCCGAGGCGAACGTCACCTATGCGTTGGGCTCGGTCGCGATGACGAGCGCCGACTATACGCTCGCTAACGGCGACGTTTCCGGCCGCAAGGTGACGGTTGCCGCGAAGGCCGCGGTTCCCGTCACGGTCAGTGGCACCGCCACGCACGTCGCGCTGATCGATACCGTCAATTCGGTCTTGAAGCTGGTCACGACGACGACCTCCACGGCGGTCGCGGCAGCCGGAACCGTTGACGTGGGCTCGTTCAAAGACGAGATCCAGGCCCCCGCCTGATGGTAAGCCGTCCGTTTACGCTCGACGATGCGTCAACCCGCCCGCAGTCGTGGGTTGATGCTCAGGACGCGGCAACAATCGCGCTTGACGCAAACGGACGGCTTGCCTCCTGGGCCTTCAAGGGCACCCAGGCGGGGCAGTTCACGCCGGTATCCGCAAGCGTTGCCCCGCTTTACACCCCCGCCGATTTCGCCGGCGCTTTCCCTGCATTCAAATTCACCGCCACCCGCGTTGACCTGATAACCGCGGCGTTTACGGGCCCTTCGCAGCCCTGCACCGTCGTTTACGTCTGGCAAGAGCCATCGGGCGGGCAAAACCCGTATTGCGTCGTCGCTGATCACCGCAGTACGGGCGGCAGCGATGGCGGCCGCGTCACGGTGTTCAACGCTTACGCAGCGCAAAACACCATCGCGATCGTGCCGAGCAACGCCTCTGGCCAGCGCCTGAATCTCACGGGCAACGCGTTCAACAAAGTCAACGTGATGGTCGTTGAATATAACGGCCCATATTCGCGGATCTATTTGAACGGCGTCACTACCCAACCCAAAAATCTACTTCTGTCGTCGGTAATCTTTGGCGGCGGCATGACGATCGGCGGCAAATTCAACGACGCATACACCGCGTTCAACGGGCTATTTGGCGAGCAGGCTGTCTATCCGGTCATCTTTAACGATGCGGATTGGGACAAGATCACTCAAGGCACGTCATGGAAATGGGGGCAGCAAGCCTCCATCCCTGACGGCGCGACCTACAAGGCTGCGCGGCCGATGGTTTCGGACGGTACGCCCGATCCGGCTACGCCTGCGCCGCTCGCCCACGCACACGCTATTTCGTCGCCAACCGCGTCGTTCCGCACCCCTGCCGCAGTCGATCCCCTCGCGCACTCACACGCGGCCACCTCGCCGACGTTGACGGCTGGCACGACGATGGCGGCGCAGGACATGGCGCAGGCGCACGCGGCCACCTCGCCGGGCGTTTCGTCCAAGCAGGCGATCGCGGCGAACTCGCTACAGCACGCGCACACCGAGACGCCGACCAGCCTGCTCTATCAAACCACCGTCGCGGCGCTGTCATCGATCCAGGCGCAGGCGATGACGGCTGCGGGGCTTGGCGCTGGCGGGGCGCTGGTCGTCAATAGCGCTGCGCAGGCTCACGCGGCCGCTGCAGCGGCGTTGACGGCTCGGCGGGCCCTTGTGTCGCCAAGCAGCCTAACGCAGCCTCACGCGCTTGCTGCGGCGGCTTTCACGCACGTTTCGCCGCCCGACAACATGACGCCAGACCCGCTCGACTTCGGCGTTGACCTCGGCAGCATCCGCGACCGCGTGATCCTGCTCAAGTATTTCCTGTCCGTGACGGACGTGCTCGACGCGAGCGAAGCGCTAGACGAGACGCTCCCGGCCGCGCCGCCTGCCGCGTTCGTAGGCGTGGCGAGCGAGCGCGCCGAGCCGAACAAGACGATTGGCGGACATTCGCAGCGGGTGCGGGTTGAGATCGCCATCCTCTTCGCCGAAAGCACGTCGCGATTTGACCGCGAGGCCCGCGATCAACTCGACCTGACCCGCCGCGCGCTGATCCGGCAACTGGTCGCGTGGACGCCGAAGAATGCCGGCGAGGGGCTCGAATATTCGCGGTATCGGGTGGTCAAGATCGGCGACGGGCTGGCCTGGGGCGAGGTGACGTTCACGACCTCTTATCGGCTGACCATCTAGCGCGGGCGTTCAGGCTTACGGGTGGAGGGGGGCGCAAGTATTCTGCGCCCTCAACTCTCGAACGCTATTGGAGCCCCGATCATGGACGCAACCGCCGCAGACCCCAACGCAACCGCCGCGCCGGCCATGACCAAGGAGGGGGTGGCGCTCGCCGGGAAATACCCGCTCAACTTGCGGCTGCGCGCCGAGGCGCTGGCGACGGATGGCAAGGCGAAAGATCCTGACGGCCTCGCCTCGGATGAACTGATCGCCTCCACCAAGGATCGCCTCGATCGCGAGCGGGCCGAAGCCGAGCGGCTCGCGGCGCGTGACGCCAAGGAGCATCCGCCCGTGTCGGAATCCATGAAGCGCGAGGATCTGGTCGCGCTCGCCGCCAAGGAAGGCGCGCCGCACGACGCAGACGCGACCAAGCCGCAGATCATCGAAGCAATCGAGGCCACCCGCCTCGCGAACAAGGAAGCCTAAGACATGGCAGGCACGAACAAGGATTGGTTCACCAAGGTCATTCTCGGGAAGCTCGAGACGACCGAAGGCACCGACGCCGCCCCGACCAGCGCCCTTAACGCGCTCAAGGTGCTCAATTTCGCAACGACGTTCCTCAACGCCGAGCAGAAGACCCGCGCGATCGAGACGCCGTATTACGGCGCAACGCCGTTCGCGCTCACCTCGCTTACCCGGTCCTACACCTATGACATGGAGATCCACGGCGGCGGCGTGACGGCCGGCACGACCGTTCCCCCGTGGATGATCCCGATGCAGGCTTGCGGGTTCGCGGCCCCTGTCGTCGGCGCAAACAACGTGACGATTGCGCCCGTGACGAACTCCCCCAAATCGTTGACGCAATATGCGTACATTGACGATTTGCTGACCAAGATCCTGGGCGCGCGCGGCTCGGTGGGGTTCAAGATCGAGGATGACGAATACCCGATTTTCAATTTCGATTTTCTCGGCGTCCCCGATGCGGCGATCGCATCGCAGGCCGTACCGACCGCGCCGACGATTACGGGCTACGTTGACCCCGTTCTGTCCACGACCGCCAACACCACGTTTTCTATGGGCGGATTTTCGCCGGCGCTGCGCCGCTTCAGTATGGCGGCTAACGTTGATCGACAGTTCCGATCGCTGATCGGCCCCGCCGACCGCATCAACATGCGCGGCCGTGCGTGGAGCGGCGATGTCGTGATCGAGGTTCCCGACCTGACGGCGAAGAACTATTTTACGCAGATTCCCGCGGGCACGACGATGGCGGCAACGGTGGTGCAGGGCGTGACGCCGGGCAATATCGTCCAGATCGACACGCCGCGGTTGCTGATCTCGGGCGCGGCGCTGTCCGAGGAACAGGGCAAGGCGATGGTCACGCTTTCGGTGACGGCGCTGCCGAACACGGGTAACGACGAGATCCTGTTCACCTCGAAATAAGTTGCGGTTCGCCGCGATTTGGAGAAATTGGCCGGGCGCGGGGGATCACCTCGCGCCCGGCCTTTTCTTTTGGAGCCCCTCACATGTTCGATCTGCTCGACCGCCCGCTATTTTACCTCCCCGTCAAATGGCCTGGGGTGGTCCCCGGCGACGACGGCGGCGCGACGCTCACCGAACACATGGTCGAGATACAGGTCGAGTTGCTTGATCGCGAAGAGTTCAACGCGTGGATGATCGAGGGCAGCAAAGACGTTGAGGACATGACTGCCGAGGAACGGCAGGCGCACGAACTGACCACGATCAAGGGCGTTGCGAAGGGGTGGCGCAAGATCAAGGCGAACGGTCGCAACCCGGATTTTAGCGACGAGAATATTGCAAAGCTTCTGGGGTTCCCCGGTTTCGTCAGCGCATTCGGCGAAGCGTACATGAACGCATGGAACGCAAAAATCGAGATCCGGTCGGGAAACTCCGAAGGCTCGCCCGCCAATGGGCAGGCGGACGGGCCTACCGGCGCGACGAGCAAGGCCGCGACGCCCAGGAAACCGCGCACGGCGAAGAACTGACACCGCTAGAAAAGGAGTGCGCGCAGTGGGGCATAGATCCCGCCGCGTTCAACATGGGGGACCGCGAGGAAAGCAAATCTGCGGTTCCCTTGTGGCCTGATATGCGCGTGCCGTTCGCGCTGTTCTGCGATGCTCCTTGGAACTGGGTGTCTCTCGGGATGGGTGGCGTAGTGCGAACGAATATCAGCCGGATCGAGTTGGAAGCCTCCGCGCGATCGCTCGGCGTGACGATGACGCCGGACATTTTTACCGACGTTCGCCTGATGGAAAACGCCGCGATCGAATACTGGTCGGCCAAAAGGTGAAATCTGCCGCTGATTGCTGTAATCCTCGCCGAAAGCGGTAAGGGCGAACAGCGATCATGGCAGATTTTGACCTCTCGGCGAGGATTTCCGGCGACGCATCCGGGCTTGTGGCGGCGGCAACGCAGGGCGAGACGGCGATCGAGGGTGTCGGCAACGCGTCGCGGCGCGCGGCTGGCGGGTCGAAGGAACTGGAAACGGCGACCGCCAGCGCCAGCGCCACGACCGAACGCGCCTCGGCGGCAGCGAATACCCTGTCGGCGACGCTCGCCGCATCTGCAACTGCACGCCAGCGCGTCGCGACGGCAACCTCGCAACTCGACATTGCCGAATCGCGCGCGGCTGCGGCCGTTGCCAAGCTCGAACTTGCGCACCGTGCCGCCGCAAAGGCATCCGACGATGACGCCGATGCGCAATTGCGGATCATCGCAGCATTGGCCTCTGCCGAGGCGCGGGTCGCGGCCACTGCGCTTGCTGTCACGAATGCCCAGGTAAAGCAGGCGGCGGGCCTGCGCGACCTGTCGCAAGCGGCGACGCAAAACACCGCCGCCGCGAACCGCCAGCAATACGCGATCCGAAACGTCGGGCAGCAGTTCGGCGATTTTGGGTTGCAGGTTGCCAGCGGGCAAGACGCCGCGCGCGCGTTTGGTCAGCAGGCGGGCCAGCTTGGCTATGCACTGTCGGAAATGGGCGGCAAGCTCGGCGCGGTCGGCCGGTTCCTAACGGGGCCTTGGGGGATCGCCCTGACCATCGCCGCGGCCTTTGCTGCGCCATTGCTCGAGAAACTGCTCAGCACCACCGCGGCGGCGGCGGATCAGGCCAAGGCGCTTGATACGGCCGTCACTGCGGCCGACAGCTATGGCGCGGCGCAATCGAACCTGGGCAAGGTCATTGACCTGACGACCGGCAAGCTCAAGTCGCATAACGTCGTCTTGATCGAGACGATCAAGCTACAGGCGCAGGCCAATTTCATCGCCGCGCAGCAAGACCAGCGCGAGGCGACAAAGAAGCTCGCCGGCGCGGGATCGGCGTCGTTGCTCGAGCGGTTCTCGGACAATTCCAGCGCGATCGGCGGGTCGCAATATGGCGTCGGCGTCGGCAACTCTAACCGGGTTGGCCAAGCGCTGCGCGAGCGCGCCGCGTCGCTCGGGCCGCTGTCGGACACGCTCAAGACGTACACCGACGCCGCGAAGGCATATGGCGAGGCCCTCGCCGATCCGCGCAGTTCGCCGGCCGCGATCAAGGCGGCGTCGGATCAATACGACAAATCGTTGACCGGGACGATCAGCCGGATTGGCGGCGCGGCAAAGACCGCAGGCCGCGACGTGATCGAAACGAAGCGCTTGGTGCTCGACCTGGGCTCGGCGCTCAAGGCGCAGCAGGCCGCGCGCGAATCTACGGACGCGCTTAACGGGAAGGGCGTCTCGTCCAACCTCATTCCGTACAAGCCCGACGCCAAGCCGAAGAAAACCCCTAAGCCCAAATCCACGGATGCCGTGGAAGAGTTCGGGCTCGGCGCGGCTGACAAGATCGCGAACATTGTAGGCCGCTTCGATGACGCACCCGCGGTGATCGACAAGACGAACGAAAAGGTCCGGGAACTCGACCGGCTGATCGAGCAACTCGGGCGGCGCAAGCCTCCCGGCTTCGGCGACCTGATCGCCCAGGCCGAAGCGGCAAAGATCGTGGTTCGTGACGGACTGATCAACGAGGTCGCGCGCGCGTTCGAGCAGCCGAAGACGATGGCGGAAAAGGCGACCGCAGCGATCGGGCAACTCGACGCCGTGATCGCGGATCTGTCGAAGAACAAGCCCCCAAGCTTCGACAAGCTGATCGCCGACGCCAACCGCGCCAAGGGCGTGATCGCGGATTCGATCCAGAAGCCGTTCCGCGATTACATCAAGGATCAGCAGGAGAGCCTTGAGATCCAGCGTTTGACCGCGACGGGACACGCTGCCGAGGCCGACCAACGCCGGCAGATCCTCGCGCTCGAAAAGCAGGGGCCACCCTTGACGATCGAGCAAAAGGACGCCGTGCTCGCAACCGTCCAGGCGCTTCGCGCGCAGCAGCGCGAGTTGGATGTCCTGCGCGAGAAAAACGCGAAATATCTGGAAGCGCTCGGCGGCATCAAGGGCGTGGTGGAAGACGCTACGCAGGCATTTGTGCGCGGGGATCTCGGGCAACTGATCAAGTCGCCGGGCAAGATCCTTGATGTGTTCCAAACGCTGCAGGGCCGCGCGGTCTTCGACAAGCTGTTCCAAGGCATTTTCCGCGACCTCGAGGATCAGGTAAACGGAACCGCGACGGTCAAGGATGCGTCCGACCGGATGGCCACCGCTGTCGATAAAGCGTCGAGCTCTATCGTCCAACTCGGCAACGCTGCCGACGCGGCGGCACGTGGCGTGTCTGGCGCGGGGGCAGGCGGCGCAACTGACCTCAATTCGCTTCTGGCGCGCGGCAATGGCGTTACCGGGCCGGGCCCGAACGGGGGCCAGACCAGCACGACCGGCGCGGACATTATCGTCAACGGGTCGCGCGCGCCGCGTGATCCCACGGCGCTCGTTTCCACCGCGCTCGGTAAGGTCAGCACGTCGATTGCGGGACTGTTCACCAATCCGGCGAACGCCTCGAAAATCGGCGCATCAATCGGCAAGTTTGCGGGCAAGGGGCTTGAGGGCGCGGCTACCGGCTCGATCGTGGCTGGCGTGGGCAAAGCGATCGGCGTCAACCTCAACAAGACCGGCGCGCAACTCGGCGGCGCAGCGGGCAACATTCTAAGCAGCGCTCTAGGGTTCGCCGGCCCGCTCGGGTCGATCCTCGGCTCGCTCGGCGGCGGGCTGATCGGCAACCTGTTCGCGCCCAAGGCAAAGCCGGGCGGCGCGACCGTTTCGTCGGTCAACGGCTCGGCGGACGTGTCGGGCAGCGTCGGCAGCGATTCTAAGGGCATCGCCGCGGGCAAGGGCTTGGGCTCAAGCGTGGCGTCGGGAATCAATTCGATCGCGCAGCAACTCGGCGGCGTTATCGGTGATTTCAACGTCCAGATCGGCAAGTATAAGGACGATCTGCGCGTCAATCAGAACGGGAAGGCGCTTGGCGGCGTCAAGGGCAGCGGCGCGACCTCGTTCGGCGATGATGAAGCGGCGGCGACCTCCTACGCCATTTCGCTCGCGATCGCGCAGGGCGCGGTTAAGGGGCTGTCCCCGGCGATACAAAAGGCGTTGGCGTCAAATACAGACGTGGACAAGGCGCTCGCCGAAGCTCTCAAGGTCAAGCAAGTCGAAACCCTGATCGGCGGGCTTGGCTCGGCGCTCAAGGAGCAGTTCAACGCGTTTGACGCGACCGCTAACGATCGGGTGCGCGTCGCTCGGCAATACGGGTTGGACGTGGCTGCGGTCGAAAAGATCAACGCCGAGCAACGCGTCAAACTGGTCGATGACGCGCTCAAGTCGCGCGTGGCGTCGCTGTCGGACTTCCTGCAATCGGTCAAATTTGGCGACCTGTTCGAGGGCAGCGCGTCCGACCGCCGCGCCGCACTGATCGCCGAGATTGCCAAGGTGCAGAAAGACGCCGAGGCCGGAATCGATGGCGCAGCCGACAAGCTGGCAAGCCTCAATCAGCAACTTGTGACGACCAGCAAGGAAGCATTCGGCACGGCCGGCGCGGAGTTCTCGACGGATCGGGCGAACTCGATCAGTGGCGTTGAGAAGGTGATTCAGATGGAAACCGACCGCGTGAACGCGGCATCGGCGGCGACCGCGACCACGACGGCCGCAATCCAGGCTGGCAACGCGCTGGCGAATGAGGGTAACGACATCGCGGCGCAGCAACTCGCGGCGCTCAAGACGATCGCCGCGAATAGTAGTGGATCGGGCGGCGGCGGCGCTTCGGCCAATATTGGGGCCGTTCGCCGCTCGGCGTTCGCGATAGAATAGGGGTTATTGAATGGCTTTCGTCGTACTTTTGCAGGCCCAGCCCCGGTTGCCGTCCAGTGGCGCGCTCACCACCGTTCGCGTGGCCGGGGGCGGGTCGCGGGCCTATGATCAACTCGGCTTTACCGATTGGCGCGCAGGCATCGCGACCCGGCCTCGGTTCACCACGGCGATCGATTTCGACAAAGGCGGGCCGACCGGGGGCGCGATCCCGCAAACGACAGGCATTCGGATCGCGCCATCGGACAAAGCCTATTTTTCGGCGCTGTCCAACGTCGTTTGGCCTGGCGCTCGCGTCTCGATCGCGACCGGCGACGACGAAGGGCTCGCCATATCCTATCCGCTTTTGTTGCAGGGGACGGTTGCGGCGTCCGTCACCTCGGGCGCAGCGATCACGTTGACGATCGCCGACCTGTCGGCAGACCTCAACAAGCTCGCCGTGCCGAACACGTTCGCCGGCACCGGGGGGCTTGAGGGCGTGGACGCCGCGACAGGGCGCGTAAAGCGCCGCACCTTCGGCGTGGTCTTCAACGTGGAAGGCCGAGTCCTCGACAACGCGAACAACGTCTATGAGTTCGGCGATCCGAATTTCGGCGTTTCGTCGTTCGATATGCTCAAGGATAAGGGGCAGGCCGGGCCTATGACCGTGCTGGCGTGGCAAGGGAGCGCCCTGGCGACGCTCAACGCGCTCAAGGCGGCGACGGTGGCCAGTGGGGGCGGCGTGGTCGCTCCATCGATCTCCTGCGCGAAATGGTGGACGGTTCCGGCCGGCCCTCTCACGGCGGATATGACGTACAATCCCGGCAGCGGCACACAGCCCGCGCAGCTTGCCGCGACGTTCGCCGCTCAGTTCTCAACCGACATGACGTTCGCGAACATCGCCGAGGCCGCGGGATGGATCAATTACGCGTCGGGCGTCCACATTGACGACGCGAACGAAACCGCCGCATCCGTGCTTGATCGCCTGCTCTTGCCGGTCTTTATCGTTTGGGTGCTGCGCGCCGATGGCGGGCTCGTCTTTCGCCGGGTCAGCTTCGACAATCCGATTGCCACCCTGCGCGCCGAAACGGTCAACCGCGAGGTGGTCTTCCCCGCACTCAAGACGCGAAAGCTTGGATTTCAGCGAAACTACCGCATCCATTCGGAAAGCGAGATTTCGGCCACGCTGCTCGCTGCCAAAGATATCGCCTACGCGGATGGCACGCCGATCGAGACGCTCAAGCCTGCCGAGGCTGGCGCGAACGTCACAGAGGCGCGCACGGCCGCGGCGATCAGCGGGCAGGGCACCTTTGCGACAATCAGCAGCGCGGCCTATGGATCTCAATACCTGACCGGGTTCGGCGCACTGTCGCCGCTCTCTAACCTGACGTTTGGCTCGTCGTTCCTGCTCGAGCAAGCTGGCGGCGTGTCGGCCACGCTTGCCGCGTTCAAGACGATCCAGGGCATTGCCGCTTCGATCACCGGCCAAGGCGGGTTCGCGACGATCAATAGCGCCGCTTATGGGTCGTCGTTCCTTACCGGATTTGGTCAACTCAGCCCGCTCAACAATCTGTTTTTCGGCGGCGCGTATCTGCTCGAGCAATCTGGCGGATCGCCCGCGACCTTGGCGGCATTCAAGACCATCCAGGGAATCGCGGCGTCGATCACCGGGCAAGGCGCATTCGCCACGCAAAATAGCGCGGGCTATGGCTCGGCGCTTCTGACCGGGTTCGGGCAATTGAGCCCGCTCAATTCGCTCGCCTTCGGAAGCCCCTACCTGCTCGAGCAGTCTGGCGGCGCATCGGCAACCCTGGCGCAGTTCAAAACCTCGCTTGGCAGCGCGGGCGGGTTCCTTGGTCAAACGGATTGGGCAACGTTCACCGTGCCCACTGCGCGGTTGACGCGGGAGGACGCGAACCTCGTTTATGATGGAGGCCTCACGCTACGCGCGGCACGTTGGTCGCTAGGCAGCGGTTGGAATTGGGTCCTCGGCGCGGCTGGCGACGGCCCTTATTTGCAGCGCGGCACGGGTGGCCAAAGCATAAGCTACAGCGACTTTTTCGCGTTCGCCGCGGGGTCGGGATACTTGCAATCTGAAATGTTCGCCTCGGGCATGACTGCCGGCACGTTCGCGATGGATCTGGAATTTTACAACGGCGCTACCTTGCTCACTGGCGGCTCAACGGGTGCGACATCTGCGGCAAACGGGACCGGATGGAGCGAGCGCGGTTCAACGTTTACCGCCCCCGCGAACACCACCCGCGCCCGCGTTCGGGTTTATACAGCGAGCGATGCGCAGAACACGAACGCCGCAATCCGGCGTATCAAAGTCAGTAGCGCGTCAACGCGCACGAAATACAGTGACGAGGCGACGGTCGGCGCGGCATACGACGACGGAACCTATATGAACATGCTCAAGCCCGAGGAAGCGGGCGGGAACCGGACAGAGGCGCGCATCGCATCGGCGATCAGCGGGCAAACCGATTGGGCGACCTATACCGGATTGACCACAACGGTTGTGGCTGGTCGGACTCAACGCCTTCAAGGCGATGGATACATCGAGTCCGCCACGATCTATAAAACCGGAGCAGGTTTTCTTAGCGCGTTCTACCCAGCCGAAGGCGGGGCAAATAAGACCGAGACGCGGACGGCCGCAGCGATCACCGGGCAAAGCGCTTTCGCCACATATACGGGCGTCCCTCCTGGCGCACTGATCGGCGGGCCGACCAACCTCGTTCCCGATGGCGGGTTTCGGTTTGGCGGGCAGGGCTGGTCGGCATCGGCGATCGGATTTGGCCTCAACGGTACGGACTCGACGGGCTACGCCATTTGCAACGCGACAGGGACGAACGTATCAAGCTCGCCTCAATTCCCGGCCACCGCTGGCGCACAATATTGCTTGCAAGCTGAAATGTCATACGCTGCGGGCGGCGGCAATCAGTGCGCCGACGTGGTGTTCCTTAACGCTCAAGGGCAACCGCTGACCGATCCGGGCTCGCGTATTTCGCTCAACACCTCGGGCGTTGCGACGGGAACGGCAATTGGCGGAACATCAAATTACACGATGCTTTATCGTGTTTTCACCGCCCCGGCGAACACCGCGTCGGCAACGGTTCGCGTCTATTCCGAAGGCAAGACATCGGGGACGATGGTGTGGCGCAAAATCAAGCTCGCGTTTAGCGCCTATCCGAGCCCGTGGGATGACACCGCTTCAATGTCGGCCCGCTACGGCGATGACACGCTCGCGGACGCTCTGCGCCCCGAGGAAATCGGCGGGAACCGAACCGAAGCGCGCACCGCATCGGCGATCGCGGGGCAAGGCACCTTTGCCACGCTCAGCAACGTCAGCCGCGGAAATTACGCCAGCTATTTCAACCTCAATGCCTTCAGTCTCAATTACAACATTACGCGCAGCGACGGCGTAAGCGTTGTGACGGAGTCGCTCGTCGTAACAACCTTAGGCATCGCGTCGGCAATCTCTGGTCAAGGTGGACTTGCCACGCGAAACGCGGTCGATAGCTCAACGATGACCCCAAATTCCGCGTCTGACATGGTGATTATGAGCAATACCAACACCTATACAGGAACCGGAGCCCCTGGCACGGGAAGCCCGGTTGGCGGGACGGGCGGCACGGTCAGCACGGGCGGATCTGGCGGCGCAGGCGGCGGCGTCGGCAACACCCGGCAGACTTATGCGACACCATGATAAGGCAGGCAAATGGCACTTGAGACGATATTCGATTTCAACATCACGCTTTCCAAGGATGCTGACGTGTCGATCCTGTTTCAGGCCGCGCACGTTTACACGGCCACAGGGGTTAGCAACCCGTGGGGGCTGACGTGCGCGTTTGATGGCGTCGGTATCAAGTCGATCGGCGGCGGCGGCGACATCACGATCACGCCCACGTTTATCGCGGGGCGGCAAAACACGCCGGCCGGCGCGCGACGTGTTCTCGTCCAGTGGTACGGGTCGCCAAATATGAAGCTTTCGGGCGCGGATATCGTCGTCAACATTCGCTATCGTTGATATGCGGCGCTCGAAATCGTATCGGGGTTCCTCGGTTTGATGCAGGAGCCTCTTAGATGCAAACTTTCGACACCATCGGCGAAGCACGCGAGGGAATTATGGAGTTCCGCGCCGAGCATTTCGGCGGCGTTCCCGAGATCGCCCGCAAGCAGTTCAAGGAATTGGCCGCAAGCCCGAGCCCGGTTGACCAGATCGTCCGCCTGGGCGAGTTCGTTTGGGCCAACCGGGACATTCTGGACGCCGAGGCGTGGTCGCTCGGCGCGGGCCTGATCAGCTTTGCTACTATCAACGCATGGCATGGCCTGCTCGAGAATGACCGCGGCAACGCGATCGTTGCCAACTTGCGCAAGATGCTCGGCGAGATCACCCGAGCCCCCGCCGAGCCAGAGGCCCAGGCGCAATACGTCGTGACGCCGCCCGCCGCGACGCCGCTTGATGCCGAACCCGCCGCAGAATAATGGCGACGGTTGAACCCGGATACGCGTCATGGTTGACGCTCCCCGCGCGCTACGTGAGCACGGCGATTGCCGGCGCGGCGAGCGCGTGGGCCGGGCTCGCCGAGGACTCGAGCATCATTTCGCCGCTTGCGCTCAAGGCCGACGCGCAAACGGTTGCCACGTCCCAAGCGCAGATCCTCGCCGGGCCGAATGCGCGCGATCAATTGACGATTGCGGGGCTTCACGCGGACAAGATCGGCACGGTCATCAACGTGACGGCCGACCGCGCGGGATATGAGAACGGCGCGAATGTGTTCGTCGTTGGCGCGCAGGAAGCTGACGAGGGCAAGGTCACAACGCTGACCGTGATCAAGAGGCTTTAGCCAATGCAATCCCTTCTGATCATGGCCCCTATGCCGGTTGCGGCGGTGGTTTCGCAGACGATCGCGGGCATGTCGCGCGCGCTGTCTCCCGATCCAAAAGAGGCGTTCATCTGCCCGGCCAATACGGGCGTTGGCATCATTCTGGACATGGGCGTCGCTGTAACGGTCGATACCGCGTTCGTGGGCTATCATACCGCGATCGGCACTCAGCAATTTAGCATGTCGGCTTGCGATTCCGCAGGCTCGAACGCCTTGGCCGTGGTGTCGGGAACATCGCTCGCACCGCTTGGCTATGGCCCGCCAAACCACGGATTTCGCAAGGGCACGGCGCGGACCTCGCGCTATTTCCGATTTGACTTTAGCTCGCTCAACGCGGCCGCGTTTTCGGTCGGCGTCATCGCCCTGGGCAAGGCGTGGCAATCGCAGTGGGGGCAGGAAATGGGCGCAGGCCGACAGGTGATCGACACCGGGTCAGCCGAGCGCCTTTTCGGCGGCGGGTTCGGCATTGACGAAGGCGCGCGCTCGGACGCGTACCAATGGACCTTCGGCGACCTGCAAGCCGCCGAGATCCGTTCGCTCTATGCGATCGTGTCCGACCGCGGCACGACGAGAACGGTTTTGGTGATCGAGGACCCCGAAATCACGGACGGCCTAAACGAGCGCATTCATTGGGGCTTGTTCCAAAAGCTTGATTTTTATGAGAGAGTCGACCCAAGCAATTGGAAATGGTCGTTACAGGTGGCTGATTGGGCATGACGCAAATTCTATGGGCAACCGAATACCTGCGGCCTTGGCTGACAACGGCATTTAGCGCGGGAACTTTCACGGTCGCTTTGAGCGGATACCGCATCTGGCGGAAAGGCAAAACCGACGACCTCAAAGTCGCGAGTGACACCCTCAAGATCGAGGCCGACGTTGCCGACCGCCTTAGCGCGCACTACGCGACCGAATTGGCATCGCTGCGCGAGCAGATCATCACCTCGGGAAACGCCCACGCCGATCGACAAGAGCGCGCAGATCGGCGTTACACTGCCAGTATGCACGCGGCTGATGAGCGCGAGCGCGAATGCCAAGCCCAGGTTTCGACGTTGCGAGACGAGGTGCGCAAGCTTTCCGAAGAGGTGTTCGGCCTGCGCCGACAGCTAAGCCAAAATTCGCGGTCCGCGATCATCCTGGCGGGGCAGGTTCCGACCGACGACATTGCCGCCGCCGCCGAGCGTGCAGCAATGGCGCTTGATGAGGTAGAATCGCGGGCAAATCCGACCGGATGACGACCGTCTAAATTCGCGATAAGAGGGGGGCTTCAACATAGGAGCCCCCCGCCATGTCCACCCCCGACACAGAACCAACGCCGATCGTTTTTGACGACAGCATGACGACCGCGCAGATCCGGCAATTCCTTTCCGCAACGGCGTTTGTCGTTACCTCGATTCCCGTGTTCGCCGCCCTGTTCAGCAGGCGCGACATTGTGGGGATTGTCGATCTGCTCAAGAGCGAGCCCGCGCTCCAAGCTATCGGCGTTCTCAGCGCCTTCGCACTTCTGGTCTATCGTCAATGGGCAACCCGCCGCCGCGTCGCCAAGGGCACGGTGATCGCTGCCGCGTCGCCGGTCGCCGTGCTCAAGAGCGAGGTCGCGGGCTCGCCTACGCCGAGTGCCGAATCGTGACGGTCGATGACGTGCTCGATGACGTGCTCGCTAAGGAAGGCGGATACGTCAACGACCCGTTGGACGCGGGCGGCGAGACAAACCACGGCATCACGATCGCGACGGCGCGCGCCAACGGGTACAAGGGGCCAATGCGCGACATGCCGCAGTCGGTTGCCCGCGACATCCTGTTCCGCCGCTATGTCGTCGCGCCCGGCTTCGACAAGGTTGCCGTGATATCCGCAAAGATCGCCGCCGAGTTGGTGGATACGGGCGTCAACATGGGGCCCGATACCGCGGGCAAGATCCTGCAGCGCTGCCTTAACTCGCTCAACAACAACGGCAGGGATTTCGCCGTGCTCGACGTTGACGGCGATGTCGGCAAGGCCAGCCGGGCGGCGCTCAAGGTGTTTCTGGCGCGCCGCGGCGACCTGGGCGAGGCGCGCCTCCTTGTCCTGCTCAACGCGTTGCAGGGCGAGCGCTATGTCTCACTGACCGAGACGCGCGCCGCGAACAAAGCCTTTATGTTCGGATGGCTCGCGCGGATCATGCCGTAACGGCTCGGTCTGGCGCTCAACGGCCGGTCGGCGCATAACGCGCCGGCCGGCAGCGTGCCGGTTTCAGCAAGGAATCGCCATGCGAATATTTCACGGAATGGGGCTGGCGCTAGTCGCCGCGTGCTCCCTCTCACTCGCCGCCTGCGAAATGGGCGCGACGCGGCCCGCCACAGGCGTTCCCGTGCCAATCGGGCAGGTTGCCACCACCGCCGACGCGCTCGGCGTCCCTGCCCCGGCTGCGGCGGCAAATTCCACCGTTTTGGACGAGGCTCTCGCCCTCAAGGTGGAAGCCGCATACAAAGCATCCCGATCTGCGATGGAACTGGCGGTCGACTCTGGCCGGCTGCGCGGGGCCAATGCCACAACGGCCGCGGCGATCGACAACCGGATTTATGCGGGGGTGCAGGCCACCCGCGCGGCGTATCGCGCCGGCAATGCGGATCGGTACACGACCGCCGCAGCGGAGGCGCTCAACGCGGTCGGCGACTTGCTGATCGCAGTCGGTAAGGGGGCGGGCAAATGAGCGGTGCATTCAACCTTGAGAACGTGCTCAAGGCGCTGTCGCTGGCAGGCTCGGCAACCCCTGCCGTCGCTGCGCTGGTCAACCTTGTGACCCCGCTGCTTGATCGCCGAGATCAAGCGACGCTCAAGGAAGCGTTGGCCGATGCCCAGGCCGACAACGACGAAGGGCATCGGCGCTTGCAAGAGAAGTTGGCCAGCGCGGCTAAGCGCTGATCCTGCGCCCCTTGAGGGCGGCAGCGCGCCGACGCCGATATTCCCGGATCGGCGCGCTGTCTCGGGTGGTGGCGACAATATCCGCCAGCTTGTGCAGGGCCGCGGATCGGCGGAAATGCTCACGGATATCTTGCTCTGTCATCGTCTCACCCTTCCTAGACCAGAAACTTGCCAACGACCGCGGAGCGGAACGTCTCGAACCGTTGCTCGTCGCGGCGCTTCCTGGCGTTTCGTTCCGTCTCAGGTTCCGCGCCGAGATCCGCGAGCGCGGCGTCGATCACCTCGCGGAACTCGGCAAGGCGGGCCCCCTTTAGGGGCCCACTGTTCCAATATAGACCGCGCAACCGCCAGACCGCCCAATTCCGTTGACGGGCCGCGGTTTGCTTGCCTGATGGCGGTCGGAATTTACGCAGCGGGTCGCGTGCCATCACTCGCCCCCGTCGTCGGCTGGCATCAACCGCGCAACCGCATTCGAGCCCGCCGCGATCGCTCGAGCGTACAGGTCGGGGTGTTCGCCCTGCAAACGCCCCATTGCCTTCGCGCCCTTGGTCTGAATACGGACGAGCGCGTCGCGATCGGGGGCCGCGGCGCAGTCCAGTTCGTATTGCTCGGTCCACCCTTCGGCCGTGTTCACGTCGGGCCCGGTCTTCGCGGGAGGATCTGCGCGATCGGGTTCGGCTTTGCTCGCGCCGGGCAGCGCGAGCACGCCGCTAAGGCGCGCGTGCGTTCCCGAACCGATCACGACCGCCTTATCCTTGATGTTGAGACGGCTAAACCATGCCGCATATTCGCCGCGATCCGCCGCCGCTTGGGCGTCCACGATCAGCCCCTCTTGCCGGTCGTTCATGTGGTAATTTTCGCGGCCGATCGCGCCGTCGTTATCCTCGCCATCCTCGATAATGTTGAGCATCCCTTTCATCGTGTAGCGCTTGAGGTAGCTGGATGCTGACCCGAGGGATTGGATAGGCGAGCGCCCTGGGCCCGTGTCTGCCGGGCCCTTCATCACCGCGCCTTCCTCGATGAACCCGTTTTCGTGCCGCAAGATCGGTTGCACCGTCACAAGCTGCCCCTCACTGCCGAGCCGAAAGTCGATCGACAGACGGAATCGAGTGAGCACCGGGAGCGCCGCACGGTGCATATCCTCGAACTTGGCGTAACGGTGCTTATCGGATTTCCCGCCCTTGAATATCACCGGCATGGCGCGCAACGCTGCGGCCTTGTCGCGGTTAAATTCGGCCTGTCGTTCGCGGTCTTCCATTTGGTTCATAAGGTTGAACATCGCCGCGGCTTTCGTCGGGTCAACGTCGGGATTGGTCAGCGCCTCGCGCAGCATCATCAAGCGCTGATCGCCGGGGATCGAGGTCGAGCTATGCGACACGGCGCGGGTTTCGGCGGTTGCCAGTTCGCGGGAATCGGTCATCGGTATTTCCTTCGGTTGGATCAATGGCCCTCAAGCCAGTGTGTCGAGAAATCGAGCGCGGAGGTCGAGCGCTTCGCTTCGATCGGGAACCACGGCTCGCCGGGTTCATAGGCTTGGCTATGCAGCACAAACGACCGCTTTGCCCGGTCAATATCCATGATTGCCCGGTTGTATAGATCGGTCGGCCGGCGCGTCACGCGCGCCTGCCGCGCCGCGCCCTGATCGTCGCCGATTGCGTTGTTCATCGCCGTCCCCTCGGGGACATGGAAGAAATCGAACTCATAGGCGAGCAGATTGGGCACGCCGTCTTTTTCCTTGAACACGTACCAACACGCCAGTTCGTCGGGCCGAATCTGGATAGCCGCGACAATCGCGCGCTCACGCTCGGTTGCCTCGCCGATGATCTGCAACCCCCCAAGCCGGATTGCCTCGGCGGCATCGCGATAGGTGACGGCTTGCACGTGATAGCGATTATAACGGATCGTGTCGGCGATCGCCTGCTCAAGCTCTTTGCCGTTCGGATTGGCAAAAGTCTTGAGGTCATCCCACATGTCGGCGCGGAGATAATCCATACGCGCTTTCATCCGCAAGCCGTGCTTGTCGGTCCAGAAAATCGACACCTCGGCAGCGCCTCCCGTCAGCAAAGCGGCAATCTCGTCGTTGCTGCGGATCTGTTCCATGTCGGTCGCGATCTGGTCGAAATACTTGCCGGGCAGGGCTATGCGATCGCCGCGCGCGGCTTCCCATTCCTGCAACGCGATTTGCCAGATCGGGCCCTCATATCCGGCATCAACAAGGCGCTGCGCCTGCTCTCCGACCGAGCCGGTCTTTTTCTCGCCGAGCGCTTCCAACGCCTTACCCATATCGGTCCCCGTGAAAAGCGTTGCCTTGGGGAACTCGGACTTTTCGAGCGCGCGCACGTATTGCTGATCAAATAGCTCGGGCTCGAGCCGGGCCGTATGGTATGCCTTGCCGAGGACCTGGGCCGCGGTCGCTTCCTCGTCCAGTTCTGCGCGGTCGGGATCGAGCCACGACCGACGCCAGAACGTCGCCGCGCTCACGCAAAGCTTTTGCAAGCCCGAGGCGCTCAACCGCGGCACGGCATGATAGATTTCGGACGGCAGGCCGAAATAGATGCCATCCTCAATCGCATCAACGCGGCGTTGCATTTCCGCGCGGCGCGCCGCTTGGTCGTCATCCGCCTGGGCGGGCGCGGCGACCTTGGCGGCGGGCTTTGCCGCAGCCGGCCGCTCCACTTTTGCAGCGGGAGCGGCGGGCGGCGGCACGACGGCATCAAATGCCAGATCGAACGGGTTGGACATGGCGATCACTTCCCCCCGAACAGGTCGTCGGCCGTTGTTGTCGGCGTCTCGAGCGGCGCAAGCCCGAGAATCGGCTTGGTCGGATAGTCGGGTTTGCGATCCGACACACTGACCATAAAGACGCGCTTCCACGCGTCATCCGCGCCGCGCGCATCGGCGACCTTGACCTGATCGCCCGGCGCAACGGGGGCGCCGTCGTTGTGATAGGTATAGGTCCGCGTATCCTGCACGCGGAATTTGCAAGCGACGTATTGGGTAGGCATTCGGTTCTCCTGTCGAAATCGGTTGAGGGTCAGAACTTGACGGACGTGTTCGGGATCGTGCCCGCGACCAGGGCGAGGACGATCTTGCGCGCGGTCGGCTCGTCAACGCCCCCGTGCTCCATGATCGCTTCCTTGGCGGCGCGCATCACGTTGCCCTTGTGCTCGAGATCCTCGGCGCGCTGTTGATCGGCAAGGCGCTTGGCTTCGCGTTCGTCGGCCTCGATCTGCGCCAGCCGCGCGGCCTCGGCGATCTCGGCGTCGCGCTTGGCCTGCGCCTCTTGCGCCTCGCGCGCGACCTGTGCGGCGCGCTCGTTTGCCTCGTCAATGCGAGCCTGATCGGCTCGGCGCTGTTCCTCCGCGGCCGCATTCGCCTCGGCGATCGCCTTGTCGTGCTCGCGCTGGCGTTCGGCCTGCGCTTCCTCGGCTGCGCGCTGCGCTGCCGCCGCCGCTTCTGCCGCCGCCGCCGCGCGGGCTTCCTCGATCCGCTTAGCCTCGGCTTCCCGCGCCGCCTGCGCATCTTCCTCGGCGCGCTTGGCTGCGGCCGCTGCCGCTTCCTGCGCCGCGACTTCGGCAAGGCGGTCAGCCTCGATCTGGGCAAGGCGCTGGCGTTCCGCCTCGGCTTCCTCGGCGGCGATCCGGTCGCGCTCGTCGCGCTCGGCTTTCTCGGCGCGCAGCTTGTCCAGTTCGGCGCGGTCGAGTTCCTCACGCGCCAGCCGGTTCCGCGCGTGCAACAGGGCCGTGACGATCTGGTCGCGCTCGGCAATCGCGGTTGCGGCCTCGTCCTCGGTCCACTCGGGATGAGTGAACGTCAACGCATAGAGCGACCGGCCGCGCGCTTCGACCGTGGCCGACGTGTCGTCGTCGTGGATCACAGCGTCGGCGCGCATTCGGGCGAGAATTGCCTCATTGGTGGCGACCCGCTTGGCCTCGGCGACTTCCCAAGCCGTGAGGGGCGCGCGCACCTCGTCGGCCAACCCCTGCAACTCGGCTTTCATCTTGCTACGGCTGGCGTTGACGAGCGCGATTTTCGTGCGCCAATCCTCGGTTAGACCGAGCCCCGCCTTGTCGAGCGTGGTTTTCGCTTTGGTGACGCGGAACGCGAGCGACGCGATCGCCTCACGGCCCTTGCGCGTGGCAACGTCGGGAACGTGCTTGGCCGTCTCGGTCTTCAATTTGGCGTAGAACTCGGAGAATTTGGCCTCGTCCGTGAACACCGCAACCGGGTTGGCCGTGGTCTGCGCGACCAGCGCGCCGACCGACTCTTCGACCGCGACAGGCGGGGGCGGCGGCATACCATCCGGGTACTTTTCGGCCATTTCCGCAGCGACCGCGGCCTTGCTCTCGCTCTTGCGCTTGCGGGTGCGCGGCGCTGCGGCGGCGGGCGGCGCGGCCTCCTGATCGTCTGGCTTGCCCTCGAATAAGTCTGTCATGGTGCGTCCTTTCGCGGTTGCATTTGATGGCATCAACCGTGTAAGAGGATTGCGCAAGCATTGCAACGACATTGTGAGGTGACAGCATGACGGCCCCAAATTACAGCGCGGAAATGGACAAGATCGAGGCGCGAGCAAAAAACGTGCGCAAGACGATGAGCGACGTTTGCAAGTCGGCCGGCGTGGCGTATTCGACATGGTATCGCGCCCGCGGCGGGCATAGCGACATCAAGATCAAGACGATCGGCGCGCTCGAGGATGCCCTCACGGCGATGGAAGCGGAGCGCGCTGCAGCGTGACAAAGCGGCTCAACGGGACAGGCGAAAAGCCTGATCCGCAATATCAGCGTGACGCTTACGATTGGTATCGCGAACCGCCCGCGTGCGTGGAAGCGCTCGCCGATGTCATCGATTTTTCGGGATCGCTGGTCTGGGACCCCTGCGCGGGCGGCGGCAATATTCTGGACGTGTTCAAGGCACGCGGCCACGCGACAATTGCGTCCGATATCGTGGACCGATCGCCGCGGCATAAATTCTTTCGCGGCAACTTTCTGCAATGTACGAAATGGCCGATGGCGCACGACCGGCCGCTCGATCTGATCACGAACCCGCCATATGGCTATATCAAAGGGATCGCGGAAACGATGATGCGGCACGCCTGCAACACGATCCCTTTCCGCTATGCCGCGTTCCTGTTGCCAATCGAGTTTTTGGCAAGCTCAGGGCGGTCGAAGCTGTTTAGCGAGTTCCGCCCGAGCCATGTGGTCATATGCTCGCAACGTCCGTCTATGCCTCCTGGCGCGATGGTCGAAGCTATGGGCGCAGACGCTTACCGCGGCGGAATGGCCGATTACGTCTGGATCGTTCACAAGCCGCCTTTCAAATGGCGCACCGAATTACTTTGGACACGCCCAACGGCGTGACCCGCTCAAATCCCCAAGGATCGTGTTTGCCGAGCGTCTCGGCTGCAACTCAAGGAATGACACAAATGGCGAAGAAACCAACGACGACGAAGGCCGCAGATCCTTTCGACGCGCTCGCGGTCGGCCTCGCGGCTGATCACAAGGCGGCAAAGCTCGCCGATCCGGCGCAGACCGACGCCGCGTCGGCGATTGTCGAGAATGAACCCGCGCCCGAGACGGCCGCACCCGCTGCCGAGCCGGCCCAGGTCGAGCCGACCGCAGAAGCCGCGCCCGAGCCTGCCCAGGGCGAGGCCGTGCATCTTTCGGGAAAGCGCGCTTTTTCCGCGATCGTGGACGATCCCGCCGAAGTTCCGCCCGCACCCGGCGACGACGCCGAGACGGTGTTCCAACGCCGCCTTGAGCGCTTGAACACTGCGGTCGAGTTCGCCCAATTCGACAGCGGCACCGCGTTCGGCGACCTCCGCGACGTGATCCTCGATCTGTTCAAACTGCGGCCGAAGCTTTGGAGCGCTATGATCCCGAGCGAGCAAAACGACCTGTCGCGCCATGTCGAAGGCGTCGCGAAGGGTATCATTCGCAAGGTCGTTCTCGTCATCGCCCAGGAGGAAAGCCTCACGATCGAAGGAACGCTTTTGTCCAAGTTCGCGGTCAACGGCGAATCGGTGGAGGCCAAGGTCAAGATCGACAACGTGGACCGCGACGTTCTCAACAACATCTTCATGATGTCGAGCCACAAAGTCGTAATCGTGTCGGCCGACGACAAGCGGTTCCAATCGATGCGCCGCGAACTGCCCGCGGCGGATGATCAGTTGGGCATGGAGTTCGCCAGCGACATGCCGGTCGAGAAGGTGACGCGCCCGCCCGAGCCTGCGCCGAAGCCCGAGAAGACGCACCCGGCCGACGACAGCGATCTCGCCGGCGAGGATGAGCCCGACGCCGACGACGACCAGGGCGAGGAAGGCGACGACGAAGGCGCAGCGCACGAACCCGACGCCGAGCCGGATACGGTTGACGACGGCAGCAGCAGCTTTGCCGTGTTCGACACGCGGGCGGGCCTTTGGCTGGTCGCGGAGCAGGGCGACGAAGGCGAATGGAACACGGATAAGGCCAAGGCCGGAACGTGGACGTACTTCAACGCCAAACAGATCGCCGAGGATTTCGACGGCGACTCGGGCGGCGAGGTCGTGGTCCGTCAACTCGGCGACTTCGACAAGCCGAAAGACCAGACGCCGGAAATGACCGACTTCTGATCGGCCACCGGACCCCGCTGGCGAGCGCGCTGGCGGGGCGAGGATGACCGATCAACGGTCTGACAGGAGACGTTATGCCAATATTTGAACGGGAAGAACGCTACGTAGTGTTCAAGATTAAGGACCTGACGGACGAGCAGATGGCGCTGGTCGATCAGCTGCGCGAAACCCGCGGGCTGCCCACCGTCCAGTGCGTCGTCATCGAACACGACTGGCCGATCTATGAGCGGGCATGGGCTCTGGTCGAGGATCAATGGGTTTCCGATATTACGACGGACTGATGCGCCACCGGACCCCGCCATATGTGCATTGGCGGGGCGAGGATGGCACAACAGGAGAGACGGCAATGTCTATGTATGACCCCGGCAACCCCCAACACCTTGACCACCTCCACCGCCACAAGGCGGCATGGACGCCCGAGCGCGAGGCCGCGCTACAGGCGCAGTTTAAGGCCGAAGGCAAAGGCCGCTACGCGAAGGCCGCACCATGCGCGTAGCGTTCACGATACCGGGCCCGCCGCAGGGCAAGCGCCGCCCACGAACCCGCGTGGTCGGTCGCATTGCCACCATCTACAGCGATCCGGCCGACAAACTGCGCGAGATCGAGATCCGCGCCGCCGTGCGCTTGGCCATGAACGGGCAACAGGCGATCGCCGGCGCGGTGCGCGTCACGATCGACGCCGTGTTCGAGGTGACGCCAAGTTGGCCGAAAAAACGCAAGGAGGCCGCGCTCGCCGCCCTCTATCACACCAGCAAGCCCGATGCCGACAACATCGCAAAAAGCATTCTCGACGGGCTCAACCCCGATCCCAAGGCGAAAGAGGAATGGGCGCGCGTCCCCTTCTGTCTCAACGACGACGGACAGGTCGCCGAGCAGATGATCCGCAAGCGCTACGGCTCGCCCGCGCGAACCGAGGTGATCGTCCAGGCGATAGCCCCGCCCGAGCCTGCGGGATGACCGCGGGAAGGCGCGGACTTGACACGCCGCGGCAGCAAGCCCGGCTTGACGGACAGGTTGCGTTCCTCCGCGGGCACCCCTTCCACGCCAACCCGCACCCGCTCAACACGGTCAACAGCCAATATTGGGCGCGCGGGTGGCGCATCGGCGAGGACGCCGCCCGCAAAATAGGCGTTGCGTAAAGTGCAATTAAATCGCAAGGATCTGCGCATGATCTCAGGACCAATAGAGCGGGGCATCCCCCTGCCGCAAAAGACCAGGGGCCGGCCGGTCCTTTACAAGATCGAGGACATGGGCGTCGGGGATAGCCGCTATTTCGCAGCACCCTATGCGACCGTCCGATCGGCGATCTGGGCTCGATCGCGCAAGCTCGGGTACAGCATGACATGCGCGCCCGATGGCGACGGCTCGCGCGTCTGGCGGGTCAAGTAGCATGGCCGAATTTCCCGCCCTCCCGCTCTGGACCGACGCCTATCTCGGCGACACGACGCATTTGGACGCGACCGAACACGGCGCGTATCTCCTGCTCCTTATCGTGTCATGGCGCACGACCGACACGTCGCTCCCGGATGACGACGCATTGCTCGCCAAATATGCCCGCTGCACCCCGAAAGTATGGCGGCGCGTCCGCCCGGTTCTCGAGCCGTTTTTCGAGCGCGATGGAAAAAAATGGATACAGTTGAGACTCCGCGGAGAGAAGCAATATGTTTCCGCGCGTCGTGACAGTGCGGCAGCGAATGGGCGAGCTAGTGCATTGAAAAGAAAGGAACGACACGCAACGAAGCGACCAACGGAGCGTGAACAAAGCGACCAACAAACCGTCAACGAAACGCCGACTCCCACACCCACACCCACACCCAGTAGTAATATTGATGTTCCACCAATATTACCGCGCAAGCGCTCAAAGCCTGAATTGGCCATGCCCGAGGGGGTCGAAAAATCGGTTTGGGATGACGTGAACGAACTGCGGAAAAAGAAGGGCGCGCCGTTCACGCAAACCGCGCTCAACGCGATCGAGCGGGAGGCCAAGGCGGCAGGGTGGACGCTCAACAACGCATTGGCCGAAATGTGCAATCGCGGATGGCAGGGCTTCAAAGCCGATTGGGTACAGGACCGAGGAGGAAACAATGGACAGCGCAGGAACGGCAATGGCTCGGGTGGTGGATCAGGCAACGGGTTCCGGGACGCGATCAGAGAGGCGGGAGATTTCTTCGGCACAGACGACCCGTATTGAGCCGAACGCGAACGGTCGTTACGTCGTCAACCGCATCGAATATCTTGAGGCGACGCTCCCGACGCGTTCCACCGATCGCAAAGCCGGACAGCAGCGCACCGCGGTCTATATCAAGTTCCTGTCGGGATACTCCCGCGATGCCCTCACATGGATGACGGACGAGGTGTTTAAGCGACACGATTGGTTCCCGACCGTGCGGCAGTGCTTGGAGATCCTGGGCGAGTATGTCGAGCCGGTCGAGCATCGCGACGACACCCTGATCGAGGCCCAATCGCGACAGGCCGCATTCGAGACGTGGTTCGCCAATATCTCCGATGGCCAGCCGATCGGCGACGTTGAGGACCGATGGATCAGGATTGCGATCGAGCGCGGCCCGATCCGCAGGCTTGAGGACGGTTCGCTCGTTCTCCGCGCGCTCTACCAGGGCCCGCGCCTCCCGGCTCCGGTCAAGCTATGAGCGTCGGCCGCGAAATGCTCGAGGACCACGTTGCCTCCCTCAACCGTCACGATTGGGTCATTGCATCGGGCAATCCCTACATCGTGATTACACCACGCGGCCAACCCGCTAAGATCGCCCGACGCGACGACATGAAGGCGGATAAGTGAACCTGATTGAGGACAAGATCGGCGAGGAACACGCCCGCGCGCTCTCTGCTCTGGTCGGGGGCACACAGATCACCGTGCCCGACAATCTCACCGCATCCGTGTTCAACTCGGGACGCCTGCGCGAGCGGATTGGCGATGGATTGTTCGCCTTGCTGGTCTTCCACTTCGGCGGCACTCGCCTCTACGTGCCGCAGCTTGCCCAGGATCGCCGCACTGGACAGGAGCGGGTTGATCCCAAGGCGGTTGAGCGTCTGACCCGGCGCGGGTGGTCTGCGGCGCGCATTGCCCGCAAGCTCGGCTGTTCGACCCGGACGGTTTACAAGCGTCGCGCGCAAACCTCTTGCAATGCTGGCGCTACCTGATATTGCGGGCTCGGACCTCAACAGGAGAGTTGGACCCGTGAACGACAAAGCAACAGAAACCATCAAGGCCGCTGCGGCGAACATTGGCCGGGCCTTCCAAGCCCTCGGCAAGGATTTTGACGCCGAGCGGATCGAAGCCGGCGACATTCGCAAGGCGCAGTTTTCACCCGCTTATCACGCCGCCCCCTCGATAATGCTGACCGATGAGGTCATCGGGTTTGAGTGCGACCACTGCCACCGCTTCAACGAGGTGGATAAGCTTGACGACGCCTTCCTTGTGGCGCTGGAAGCTCGATTCGGGAAAAGCGGCACCATTCCGCCCGAAACCGCGCCGGATGCGCCTGACGGCCCGGAAATCCCGAGTCGTTCGGCGATTAGCGACGAAGACCGCGCCTCGATCCGCAAGATCAGCGACAAGTTGTTCGGTTCTGGCCCTTTTACCGCGTTCGAGCAGATGGTTGCGGATGGCGTGCGAGAATGCGAGCGCATTCGCGAACTGACGGCCGACCGAGACGCCGAGCGCGACCGCGCCAAGGGCCTCGCGACCTTGCTTGAGCGCGCGCAGGATCGATACGACGAAAGCCGCGAGTTGCTGGCGCAGGCCGGGATCAAGCTGGTCGAGCGCGAAAAGGAGATCGACGGGCTGCTCGCGCAGATCGCGACCGCCGACGACCACGGCGAACAGTTCCACGATCGCATTACCTCCTTGACCGCCAAGGTCGCCGAGCGCGATGCGATCATCAAGGCGCGCGATGGCACGATCGAGGGAATGCACGGCGTGGTTATGGATCGTGACCGCGATCTCGCGAGCCTACAAGATCGGCTTGCCGCGCGCGACGCACAGATCGAGCGGATGCATTCCCACGCGCTTGATCGAAGCAACGACATTGGGCACCTCACAAGCCGCATTGAAGCGCGCGATCGCCTGCTCGACCGCATCCTCGAACTGGTCATTGACGCGAAGGGCGGCAAGTGAGCGCGCCGGGCACAACGCCGGGCCCTTGGGAAGTGCAAACCCCGATGGGCGATAACGCGCCGTGGATCGTACGCGCCGGCCTACAGTCTTACGAATGGGAGCCGATCGCCACGCTCGGCGACGAGTTCGTCACCAACACCGCGCAAAAGCGGATCATGGCCGACGCCAACCTGATGGGCGCGAGCCAAGCGCTTTACGACGCGCTGGCGGCAGAGTTGGCCGACCTAATGATCGATCGCAGTTGGGCGGAAACGTCCGATCTCGACCGCTTGATACAACGTTGCGAGCGCATAGAACGCGCGCTCGCCCAGGCCTCGCCCAGGCCAAAGGGGAAACCGTATGAGCAACGATAGCACCACCCGCTGCGGACGCTGCGGCACGATCGACGGTTGCGTTTGCGTTGATAGCGGCGCGTGGCAGGACGAGGCGTTGCGACGGACGAGGGTCAAGCCCGAAAACCAGCCCGCCTTCCCCGAGGTCCCCGCGGACTGCAACGGCTATGAGGGCCGCGCCGGCATGACGCTGCGCGACCACTTCGCCGGGAAGGCGCTCCCGCAGACCATTGCCGCGGTGTTTGAAATCCACCCCAACGGCTCAGGAACAAAGGATTTTGCCGAGACGTGCGCGACGCTGGCCTACCAGATGGCCGACGCGATGCTCGCCGCGCGCGAGGTTAAGCCGTGACGGTCTGGGATATCATCCTCGTTGCGCTCGTCTCATCGGCGATCCGCGGCACGTTTATCGCAATCAACAAATGGAGGGCGCGCAAATGAGCGACCTGATCAAACGGATCGCCGCCGCGCCGAGCGGGTCGCGCGACCTCAACGCCGATATCTATGCCGCCCTCGGGTATGAGGTCCTCCGCACCCCTCGCAAGCCCCGCGGACTCGCATGGTGCTATCGCGGGACCGGGCCGCTCGGCGTCGCCGGCCGCTGGCGGGGGCAACTCGATCTGACCACCTCGACCAACGCAGCAATGAGGCTGATCCCGGAGGGGTGGCCAGAGGTGGCGATCGTGTCGGACAACTCATGTTGGCGCGTGGACTTGGGCAAGCCAACGACGGACGGTTGCTATTACGACGAGGCCGACATGGCGATGTCGTATGGAGCAACGCCCGAGTTGGCGATATGCGGCGCGGCTTTGAAAGCACGGGGGCACCAATGAGCGAAATGGGCGAAATGTACCGCGACCTCAAGGATTGGCAGAAGGCCCGCCGCCGCATCTGGGGCGAACCCTGCGCCAAGTGCCGCGAGGAACAGCCGCGGCGACAGCCGACCATCCTTGAGCCCGGCCGTTTCTGCAAAGTGCATCGGCCGTGGCATCGCGACCCCAGGCCGCACCCGACCGAGGAAGAATTTGCCGAGCGCATGGCCGCGAACGGCTGGAACGCCCACAAATCGGAGGAAAGCTAATGCCCATTCACCCCGTCATCGTCATGATCGGAACCGCAACGTTCTCCTGCTATGCTACGGTCAAGGCCCCGCCGATCTACCACGCCGCGAAAACGTGGATCGCCAAGCCCGCGCCTCGGTCGGGCGATCACGCGAAGCACAACCGCCAGCATCACGCCAAGCCCGCCGCGGTCGTTCCGGTCTGCCCTCCATCGGGGATCACGACGCTCAACCGCACGCTGCCCACGGCCGACCCGCTCGCGATGATGGATGACGACGTGGAGGAAGCCGACCGACCGTCGCGATCGTATAGCCTTGCCCCGCCCGCGTTCGTCCCGCGCTCGAGCTATGAGATCACCCGGCCGGATCTGTTCGCGCCATACGTGCCGCAGCCGGTCGCGCCTGGGGTTGGTCTGATAATCCGGCCGACCCCCACGCCGACGACCGAGCCCGAGGCGGGAAATCCCGCAACGCCCCTGCCCGAGCCCGAAACGTGGGCGCTGATGCTCGCGGGGTTCGCGCTGGTCGGCGCTGTAGCCCGCCACCGCGCGCAACGCTCTTGCACGGTACCCGCAATGTGATACAGCGCGGGGGTGCAACGCAATCAGGAGAGATTGATGAACCGCGATGAACACAAGACCGCCCGCCCGCCGATCGCGCAGTTTGGCGATGCGATCGAGGTGAAGGGGGAAAGGCCGGGGTGGCTGCCGGATGATGTGTGGGATCAAGTCGAGGCGATCCTGTATTGCGGTGAGGTCCAGCGGTGCATTCCTGGTGCAACCAACCCCGTTATGTCGGATTGGGAATGGGGCGACATTGAGTCGATCAAGCTCCCCGTCCCGCGCTACGATTTCGTCTATCTCGCGCTGGAGCGGGGGATGGTGCCGTGGTTTGGCGGGGATGAAGCGCCGGTCGAGGCCAAGCTAGTTGACGTTTTGTATAGAGACGGTCGAGTGGTGACTGGTTTGTGGGCGCACCGGCTGGATTGGTTCCACTACACGCAGCATTCAACCGATAACGCCATCATCGGCTACCACGCCACCTCGACCGCCCTCCCGCTCGCCCACCCCGCCGCAGTGAAATGGCGAGAGCGGTGGTATGGATCGGAGCCGCAGAAGGGTTCGGCAATTTTAGATGAGCGAGGCAATCTGATCGCGTATTTCGGTGGCGACGAGGTTACTCACACGGCCACAACCGCGACCGTTGCCGCACACAATGCAGCGCTCGCCCACCCCGCCGCGCCGCAGGGGGAGGAATGGGCAGCGGAAGTAGCAGCCAGAATTGTGCGCGATTTCCGGCCGGAAGGGTGGCCAGCGAAAGAGGCTGAGATAGCCCGCTATCTGTTGATGAGCCTCGCAGCCCTCGCCCCCGCGGCGATTGCTTCCGGACGGGAGGGGGCGTGCCAATGCCACATCAAAGCACCCTGCGGATGGTGCACAGCAGAATGGGAAGAGTCATGATCAACCACGCTAAAGCCGCGCCCTCAAAGGAATGGTGCATCAAGATGGCCGAACTCGAAGGCAACAGCGAAATCGGCGCAGGTTCGCCCGATCACCCTTTGCGGAACCCCGCCCCCGCCAAAGCCGCGCCGATGCGCGAGGATATGACGCCGGTGACTGACGCCGATCGTAAGGCGCTATCCGATGCGACAGAGTATTATTGGCAGCATAGTCGCGTCGAAGATACGTCGCAGGCCTCGATCGATCAAATCGTTACCGCGCACGCATTAGCTTGCGAGGGGGCGTCGGCAATCATCGCTCGCCACCGCCTCGCCCACACCGCCCGCCCCGACGCCGGGGATGAGGTCGAACGGCTCGATCTCGCGCGGTTCGGCGCATCGGAACGCGCGGGCTACCTATACCCCGGCGAGGATCAGCAGAAGGAGCGCGCCGCTTTTTGTGAGGGGGCCGCACTCGCCGCCATGCGCGAGGGGGTGGACGCGGCCCGAGCCCGCGCGATCAAGGATGCCGCCGCGGCCGTCGTCAATTTCCGCGTTGGCGATCTGCCAGGGAGCGGATGGCTCAAAGATAACGGGGCCTCGCGCGCCGCGCTTGCTCGCCTTGTCGCCGCGCTCAAGCGGCCTGCCGCCGAGGGGGTGGACCCCGATGCCGCAACCGGATGCGCCGACGATCAGGCGTTTGCGGCGGTCAGTGACGACGCATTGAGGGAGACGGTCGAGCGATTGAGCCGGCAACTCGACGTTTCCCCCGACAAGATCCGCGATGCGATCGCCAACCTCCGCGCAAAGGGCCTGATCGAATGAGCCCGGCGCAGCAAGCCCGCCACATGTTCGCCGATGCCGTCCAGGCGCAGGGCCCCGCGTGGCGCAACGCCGCCGACTCGATCCGAGCCGGGAATTATGGCAATGCGTGGACGGTCGCCGCGATCGGCGCGATCGAGAAAGCACTCAGGACAGGCGCAGACGATGACGTTGAGTAAGGCGGCAGTGCAGAACCGAGGCGGGCGCGCGAACAACGTGCGTAAGCGCCGCCCTCGCGACGCGGATGGATGGCTCGCCACCGAAAAGGCGTTCGTGCTGCACTATCTCGGCGTCGCGAACCGCAACGCGACCGAGGCGGCGGTCCTCGCCGGGTATGGCAGAGGCAACCGCGATAGCGCCAAAAAGCAGGGATGCGAGATCCTGCAGCGGCCGCACGTCATCGAATACATTGATAAAATCACTCAGGAGCGGAACCAAAAGCTTCGCGTGACGGCCGACGACGTGCTCCGCGAGTTGATGATCCTCAAGGTGGACGCCGAGACGGAAAAGCGGACGCTCGGCGCGCTCAAGATGCGCCGCGAGATCCTCAAAGATATCGGCGATCATGTCGCGGTCGGCGCGTTCCGGCGCAACGTCGGATTGTCGGCACCGAACGGCGGGCCTATCGAGGTGGCCGACCTTGCGATGATGGCGGAACTTACCGACGATGAACTCGACCAGCTTGAGAAAGCCCGCGCAATCCTTGACCGGATCTCGCCCGCCAGCGCCGCGGGTTCCGACCGCGGCAGCGATTCGAGCGGAACGGGAGCGACGCCGCAAGGCGAATGAGCAGGCGCAGCTTGCGCGCGACGCCGAGGTCATCCGCGCGCGCTGTTCCACGCTGGTCGGGTTCGTTCAAGAGGCGTGGCCGATCCTCGAGCCCGAAACGCCGTTCGTGCTCAACTGGCATATCGTCGCCATCTGCCAGCACCTCGAGGCCGTCACGCGCGGGGATATCACTCGCCTGCTTGTGAACGTGCCGCCCGGCTCGTCCAAATCGATGATCGTCTCGGTTCTCTGGCCCGCCTGGGAATGGGGGCCGTGCGGTCGGCCGTCGCTGCGCTACCTGACCACCTCGTTCAACGATGCTGCCGTGTCGCGCGACACGATCAAATCCCGCGATTTGATGCTCTCCGATTGGTACAAGGCCCTTTGGCCCGAGGTCGTGCTCACGCGCACGGGCGAAAAGCGCCTCGGTAACACCGCAACCGGCGCGCGCGTTGCGGTCGCGTTCGGATCGTTGACCGGGCAGCGCGGCGACCGCTTCATTGTTGACGATCCGCATTCGACCGAGGGGGCCGAAAGCGAGGCCGACCGAATGCGCGCGTCCAGGCGGTTTATCGAGGGCGGCACCAACCGCTTGAACGATCAGACACGATCGGCGCTGATCGTCATCATGCAGCGCTTGCACGCCGACGATATCAGCGGGCAGATCCTCAAGCGCAAAATGCCTTACGTGCATCTGTTGATCCCGATGGAGTTCGAGGTCGAGCGGCGCACCACCACCTCAATCGGGTGGACCGATCCGCGCACCCGCGACGGCGAGCTATTGGACCCCAAGCGATTCCCGCGCGCGGCCGTGACCGAACTGCAGGGCATGGGGTCGTTTGCCTATGCCGGGCAGTATCAGCAGCGCCCGACCGCGCGCGAAGGCGGCATGTTCAAGCGGCATTGGTTCGCCGGCAAGATCATCGACGCGAGCACCGCCCCAAAAACCGGGTTGACGTGGTGCAGGGCGTGGGATTTCGCCGCGACTCGGGAGAAGCCCGGCAAGTCGCCGGATTGGTCGGTCGGTCTTCTGATGGCGCGGCAGGGCCGGGATTATTACGTGTTCGGTATCAAGCGGATGCGCGAAACAGCCGGCGTGGTGCAGCGCACGGTTCGCGACATGGCCGAAATCGACCCCGTGGGCACCACCATTCGTATCCCGCAAGATCCGTCGCAGGCTGGCGTTGCCCAGGTCGAAAGCTATGTCGCGGCCATGTCGGGCTTTCCGCTCAAGCCGCAATTGACATCGGGCCGCGGCGACAAGGCGGCGCGCGCGCAGCCGGTCGGCATTCAAGCCGAGTTCGGGCATATCTACCTCGTCAACAGCGGCCCGCCTGACGAATACATAGACGATTGGATTGAGACGTTCCTAGACGAGGTTTGCACGTTCCCGGCCGGGACGCACGACGACCAAGTTGACGCCTTCGCCGACGCCTTCAACGAGTTGGCGCTCGGCGAGGATACGCCCTTTTACAGCGCCAGCGCGGGCCGACGCGAAAGCCTCGCCGTTGTGGAACGTGACACGGGCTCGGACTTTGGCGATAATGGCGACAACGACGGGGGCGATGTTGGCTCGCTGTTCTCACGCTCGCAAGGACTCGCTTTCTGATGGCAATTTCCCCGATCATCCGCCGCCCCCTTGAAGCCCTCGGCTTCCTCGCGCCCGCGGAGGTCGGCGGCATGTCCCCCGCCCCGATCCGGCAAGCCTCGCCGCAGGAAACCGACGCCGCGCCCGCGCTCGACCGCATGATCAGCCGATCGGCGGATTCGTCGTGGTTTCCAAGCGCGTGGCTCGACGCGATCGAGACGAACGACGACCCGATCCTGTCGCGCGACGGGTCGGGGCTCAAGCTGTTCGACGCGCTCCTGTCCGACGAGACCGCAATGTCCACGCTGCAACAGCGCCGCCTTGCGATCACGTCGAAGGAATGGGAGGTCGTGCCCGGCGATGAGGACGACCCGCGGGCGGTAAAAGCGGCTGACGACTTTCGCGCGATGGTGGACGCGCTCGGGTTCGATCGTGTTACGGGATTGCTGCACTATGGCATTTGGTACGGTTACGCGGTCGCCGAGGGCCTGTTCACGATCAAGGAGCACGACGGCCGGCTGATCGTGTGGCTGGATGACGTGGTGATCCCCGATCGCGGATGGTTCGGGTTCACCAAGCAAGGCGAGTTGCGCT